CACTTGTGACGACATCAATCACAAGCATACGATCACAAGCGGATCGTGAAGTTTACAAAACCAACGAAAAAGCCCTGCAAGGGTGGCAGTATGTGGCAGTTCTGGACGCGAGAACCACCCCTCTGTGTGCGCACAGGGACGGGGAGATCTACCCTATCAGCGACACACGGCACTTGCCTCCTGCGCACTGGCATTGTCGTTCGACAACAGTTCCGGTTTTTAAATCTTGGGAGGACATCTCGAAGATAGAAAATGTTGCTCAAGTAAGAAGACAAAACATAGCAAATTTAACAAAAGAACAAATAGCATTTTATGATGGACAAACGCCATTAAAAGAAACATACAATGATTGGTTATATCGACAACCTAAGGATGTACAGTTAAGACATCTGGGTGATTATCAGAAATTGGAACTATTTCAAGCGGGACAACTGACTCTTGATGGGTTCACAAATGCTGAAGGCAATACAATAGGTATTAAAGAACTCAGATCGATGACCGACTCGGGTTATACAATGCCCAACGATACGGTCAAGTTTGCGAATGCGAAAGCTCGTCTGGACTCTATGCAATTACATGCAACAACACCGGATGACTTCATAAAAGATGCCAAGCTTACACAAACACTTCAAGATTATTATCTGTTACAATCAGGTGAGTTGAACGGAACACTTTCTTTGACAAACTATCGTGGTGCTTTGATCGCCAATAAGAAGGCGACAAAGAACAGAGTACTGACTGTCTTACCGAGAGAAGATCAGATGATTTTCAATCCTGTGACAGGGAGATACGAGGATACACGTCTGTATCAACCCAACATAGGTGTATTGAATAACAATTTAAGACTTGTTGATGAGAGTGATAAGCTTCTGGATAAAGATAAAGAATTCATTAATACTTTTATCACAGGCTTATCCGAAAAGATGAGTGCAAATGAAAGAGCTGTGATAACTGACAATCTAAGGATAATATTCGGTCGTCAACGTGAGAATAAGGAACTTTGGGGAAACTTCAAAGCCGTCACACAAGGTCAAATTAAATTTGATGTGATGAACGTATCGGATGCTATTGAAACACAGATACGAAAGGACATCGACCCATTAAAGAAGCTATTGCAAGACAACTATATAGACCCTATACTTGGACCGACTCAACTTCAAGACTTGTCAGACAATTTTATTTCAAATATATTTAAACGTAATGACTGGGAAGATACAGTTGCACCGAAAATTTCAAGAGAATTGAGAAATGTATTTGATTATAAAATACCTTTGAAATTGAAGAATCGATTGAGTGATCAAGACTTGCAACAATTTTATTTAAGGTTTTCTCATCGATTGAGTATGGCCGATATGCCCGACAGAGATCAATTTGCTGTGGCACTGGGTCGTGATCTTTATAATATGGCAAATTATAATGGTACAAGAAATGAATGGTACAATACAGGAATGAAACTTCTTGAGTCGAAGAATATAAATAAATTCTTCGAGATTGAAACATACGGTGTTCAAAAAAGAAGAATGAAAAGCCGTTTGAGTGGACAACTATTTGGTCCTTATTATGATTCATTATCTTTCAATATAAGAGTTACTGATCCTCGTATCCAAGAGTATTCTCAACTCGTAAGAAAGGTTGATGTGGGACTTCGTGTCGGAGTAACAACTAAAAAGAATAAACTGATATTCAGAGAAGGTTATAAGACATATTTCACCGATCGTGGTGTGTTGGGTCTTGAAGACACAAGGATACCGATCACATCGACAAGCAGCTTCAGTGATTTTCCCGAAGAACTTGTGGATAAGAATATGGTCGATGCTTTAAATTGGGCATCAAAAACTGAATATAAGGTCGATCAAGACTTTTACGACTTCACGAAAAAGCTTTTATATTTTCAAGATGATCGTGGTAATGCTCAAAAGTATAATGATCTAAATGAATATCGTAAATATATATCATCGAGAGGAGATGCGTATGAAAGATTCAAAGCGATGGATTGGTTACGTAAATCTGATAGTGCTTTTGCTAACCATGCTTTCGTTGATCATCGAGCTAGGATATATGATCGAGGTCTCATATCTCCTCAATCTGGAGAGACTTTTAGACCCTTTCTTAATACAGCTCAAGCAAAGAATTTTAGTCCTGAAGACTATTCCAACTTTCGAGATCAGATCGGAGCGTTTCTCGGAGGATTGAGTGACCATTTCGAAGGTAGATATAACTCGTTATCAATTACAGGTAGACAAAAAATAGTCGACAAATGGAATGGAGACATTATTCAGATCGGTAATCAAATGCTCAGAGGAAAACCCAATGACATTCGTGCGATACTGGATTCAGAATTTGTGTCCAAGATTGACGGTGAAGAGCTGGGTAAGTTCTTTCGATTTGCGATTGAGTCGGCCAAGATAGATAATTATCTTGCCGGAGACTATTCAGTAGCTTCTTTGGAGAGACTCAGAGAATATAAAATAGCATTGGCTCTTGAACAAGATGCTTCATCTTCCGGTGCTCAGATTATTGCCTTAACCACTAAGAATAAACAACTTGCTGAAATGAGCAATGTTGTGCCCACAATGCAAAAGCGTAGACTGTATGATGAGATCGCAGCAGCAACCTTCAACGATCCTCGTTTCAGAAAGCTGAATGAAAAACTCGGTCTGAATGAGAAGGATTTAAGAAAAGCCGCCAAAGCGCAGAACATGGTCACATTTTACGGTGCAGGTGAGAAGACAGGCATTATGAGTGTTGAAGGAAAACTTGCAAAAATCCTTGGAAAAGATACAGACACACTGGTTGTGAAGGCTTCCGATCGTGATATTGTTCTCAATGAAATATCTGCAAGAATTGCTCGTGTTGAAAGATACGATCCTGAAGGTGGAGCTGAACTTAGAGTACTCAGAGAAAATATTAAAAATGTTTTCAATAAAGGCTTAGATCCGGGGGATGATATTATGGAACAATTGTTCTTCTTAGATCCAAAGACAAAAGACTTGGTCGAGAAAATGTCACGATCTTATGAAAGAATAGTTACTCCTGAAGACTTTAAAACTATCGCCAAGATAATGAGTGAGAATCTGAGAGATCAAGTACCGATCCTTAAAGACTTCACAAAGTTTTTCGGAAGACTTGCCGAAGACTTTCTGAATAATGCTAAACCTTCGTCAAGCGATTTTGATTGGAAATCTATAGCTAAAGGTCAAGTACTCGGAGATCGTAAGAAAGGCTATATACTCCCTGACAGGATAAGTGAAATATTGGGGTTGAAAGCCGGTGAGCCTGTGAGTGAAAAGCTTATTAAGCGATTTGGATTTTGGAAACCCAATGGTACTATGGCAGATATTATATATGGTGTTAAGGCTCCAGATAATAGACGTACAGGATTTACAACACTCAAACTTGATGTTGCTCAGATAGATATCACTAAAGGTATTGAGATATTCACAGCAAACAAAATGCCGAAGAGTTGGACAAATGCACCTTCCGTAAATTTTGATGGTAAAGTCATTGAACAAAACTTTACACAACAATTTGAAGAAAGACTTAACTATAAGGATAAGGACGGTAAGTGGGTTACAAACATTCTGCAAATACCGCAAAAGACTGAAGCAACGTGGTGGGAACAAGTTATCAATAAGTCTGGAAAGATTAACGATATTGTTGATGCCACTCGCGCAAGAACAGCTTTCGGTGTAAACATGAACCATTCTAATGATGCTACTCTCGTTAAGAAATTCCATTTATGGGGTAGAGAGAATAATGTCCCTACTTCAACAATCCATGATGCATTCTTTGCAAATGCGGCTGATATGTTAAAAGCTCGAAAAGCTCTTAGAGAAATATATTCAACTGTACTGGAGAGAAATGTAATTCAAGATACACTAAATGAGATGAAGTCTAGGGGACTGCCTAAAGAGCTTTATGATAAATACCTAAATGAAGCTAAAGACATAGGATTAATCCCTATACCGGGAAGGTCTGTTGTTGGAGGTAAAGTTTTGGAAGATAAGGATATCCTAAAATTTGAAGATATTATAAAGGAAATTCCGGAAGGCTTCAAAGATGATTATGGCTGGTATGGTATTGGGTAATACAAAGACCCCGTTAAATTAACCCATATTTTAAACAGTTTTGTGCAGTATTTTTGCTGCACAGAATTTATTACAAATTTAATAAGAATTGTATTCTTATTCATTTTATTGAGTTGTACTCAAAGGAAAACACATGTCTGAAGAAATTATAGATCCTACTACTCTTGAAACCACTATTGTACCTCCCGCTAAAAAGGAAGATGAGGACTTGGTAACAAAACTGGTTGAAGAACGTATTAATGAGAATCTTAAGCCTATAAAAGACAAACTGGACAGTGCCTACGCAGCCAGAGATGAGGCACTCAAAAAGATTGCTGAATATGAACAAAAAGATAGAGAAGCTGAATTAAAGAGACTACAAGATGAAGGTAAGCACAAGGAAGCATACGAAATTCAACTGGCCGAAGAAAAAGCTAAAAGAGAAGTGCTTGAGAAAAGAAATGTAG